GCCGAGGCTGACGGCTGGGAATTTGGGGAACACCGCAGGGCAACCGAGGATGCGGGCAGCGGCGATTGCCGCTTCGCGTCCGGGGTTCTTGGCCTTGCCGCGATCATCGTCGCCGGCCACGGTCCAGCGTATTCCGGAATGGGTTGCTTCCAGCCGCTCGGCGACCTTGGCGAGATTGCCGGCGTTGAACGCAACGACGACGGTGTGGCCGGTGGCTTCGTGGAGGGTGGCGGCGGTGGCGAAGCCTTCGCAGAGGAGGACCGGACCCGCAGTCTCGGCAATCTTCTGTCCAATGACGAACATGCCCGCTGCCGTTGGCAGATCGGAGCAAAACAGCTTGTGCCCGGCAGGATCAATCGTCTGCAGGGACTGGATCTTCCCGTCCGGCCCGTGGAGCGGCACGAGAATATGGGCGCCATCGAGACGCGTACCGTTGGGTTTGATGCCCTTGGCGTCGAGATAGCGATGGCTGGTGTAGGTCGGATCCGCTGCAATCCAGCGCTCGCGCGCCTGGCGCATAGCAGCATCGCGGCGCGTTGCCTGTTCGGCCTCGAACAGCGCCTGACGGGATTTGAGTTCGACGACGCGGTCGGCCGACATGACGGGGTAAGTTCCGCCCGTCAGATGCTCGGCCGCGGCGCGGATATCGAGGCCTTCCTGATGGTGCAGGAAATCGAAGATGTCGCCGTGAGCCCCGCAGCCGAAGCAGTGGAACCGTTCTTCCTGCGGGTAGACGGTGAAGGACGGCGTGCGCTCCATGTGGAACGGGCACAGGCCCACCATGGTATGGCCCCGTCGCTTCAGCACCAGATGGCGGCGGACCGCATCGGCCAGCGGGTACTGATCCTTGATCGCCTCGATATCGATACTGCCGGTTTCAATACGACGCGCCATGACGGCCAGGATCACTTTCTGCGGGGATGGATCTGAGACGCGCGCATGCCGGACCACCGAAGCGGCCCGGCATGCTGCTGATCAGAACAGCGGCGCGCCGGGCGCAGCGGCTGCGGGCGGCGGCATGTGCGCGGCGGGAGTAGCGGGCGCCGGAGGCGTCGCTGCGGCCTGTGTCGGTGCGACCGGTGCCGGCTGGTCACTGTCACCCAGCGCCTCGGGACGTGCTGTCCAGCCGACGATCTCGAACTTGGGCTGGTAGTTGGTGCCGTGCTTGTTGGTGACCGGAAAGACACCAACACAACGCACGACCGGCAACTGGCCGGTGGCCACTTCAGGCGTGGCCATCCAGGCATCGAAGAGGTCGTTCATCGCGTCGATGACGATGCCGGCCGTGGACGAGAATTCGCGCACACCAAGCAGGTTCTTTTCGCTGAACAGGTCGAGCATGAAGCCGCGCTTGAAGTCCTGGCCGGGATTGGCGGCCGCCGCGGTGAACGATGGGTCCATCACCCTTTCCGGCGCGACCCCGGCGGAGAACTTGAACCAGCCAGTCTTAAGGCCAGGCATGTCGAACACCGCCGTCATGTCGGTGACCTCGAACTGCGGCTCATCCTTGCCGTCGCGCTTGGTGTACCAGCGTCCTGCCTTCGCATTATACGAGACAAAATTGGCGCAGTTCCGCCAGACCAATGGCGACGGCCGGGGCAATGGCGCCGCGCTCCTTGTCGACACCCAGATGCCCTGACAGCGCAGTCAGCTGGTTAAACCGGGCAATTGCCAGTTCCTGACAGGCCTCAACCGGCGCATCGGGCTCAAACAGTCCCATCTCGACACCGGCCTCGATGGACGTGCCGCGGTGGGCGGCAGGGCCGACGGTCGACTTGCGACCCATCAGCTTCTGCATTGCCCACATTGAGGGCTGGGCCACGAACAGGTTGATCGAGGACGCCGATAGATGATCGAGCCCATGGCGTTCGAAGGAGGAGCTCACTTGGTGACCATCTTCCGGCGCGGGCTGGGCTGATAGGTGATCATGACTGTGCGGACGCGCGCTTCGGTGTCAGGCCAGAGCCGGCGACCAGCCTTGAGCTGACGAATCAGCTTCCAGTCGTTGACGGCGTGGCGGCCAAAGGCGCTTTCGCTGAGCTTATGGATCCGGAGGATTGCGTCGATATCGGAGAGGAGCGGGTGCGATGGCATTCCCAGATTATTACGGGATAAATCCTACACATCAATCCCCATCCTGCGGATATAATGTATATTGCGGGAAGCATCCCGCAATGCTAGTCGGTAGGCCATGACAGAGAAACCTCTCTTCGACATCGCGCATCTGCGCACCGTCCTGGAAACGGCCACGGCCTCCGGGTCGAAGTGGAATGCGCGCTCGCTCTCGCTGGCGGCGTCTGCGGGAAAGAGCCCGCATCTGGTGCGTGACATTATCCGCGGCAAGAGCGCCAACCCCCAGCTTGAGACGATCCTTGGCATCGCCAAGGCGCTTGGCATGGACCTCTCTCAGCTGGTCGCGTCTGCCGCGACATTGATGCCGCGCGTTGGCATAACAGGGGGCGCCGAGCAGCTCGAAGTGGTCGGTGCGGTCGCGGCCGGCGTTTGGCGCGAACAGACGAATTGGGCGGCAGAAGACCGCTATCTGATTGAGGTTGGGCCCAATCCTGTCCATGGCGGCGAGCGTTTTGCTCTGCGGATGGAGGGCTTCTCCATGGAAAAGATCATCCCGCCTGGCTCCGACCTCGAATGCCTGCGGGTTAGCTTTGGCGTGGTCGAACCTCAGCTGGGCGACATCGTGATTGTCCAGCGCGATCGGCACGACCTGCATGAGCTGACCTGCAAGCGGCTCGACCATGACGGGACCAATTATATCCTTCGCGCGGAATCTACCCGCGCCGAGTTTCAGGATCCGATGGTGGTCGGCAAGCCGGATGAGGATCATATTGGCGACGAGGGCATCAACATCATCGGCATCGTGCTGCGCTCGCACCGGAACTTATATCAGCGCAGGCGCTGACCCACCTGCATTTTGCGGGAAGCTGGATGCCCGTCTCGCGTTGACGCGGGATATATCCCATCTTATTCTCCCCTCACTGATCAGGGGATGGATCCGCATAGGCGGCGTTCCGTGACGCCCAGCCTTTTATGCGGAATCCTCTATGCAATCCTGTCTCAGCGGTCCGAACTCTACGCCGCCCCACGAATTGTCCGCCGATGCTCGGCTGTCCGAGTTGGGCCGAATACTGGCGAGCGGTGTTCTGCGGATGCGTCAACAGTCCAGTTCTATATCTGGCGAGTTGGGAGATAGTTCACTCGCTATCCCGGTCACCAAGAGCGTCAGTCGTCCCCGGGCAGAGGCCCGAGTTGGAGGACAATAATGCAAACAGAACGCGTAAGATCGGCAGCGCGACCCGAAGGTCAGCTGCTGGGGCGGCTCGCCGCCATGAAGACCATGTCGGTGGTTGAACTGAAGGCGGAGTGGCAGAGCCTGATCGGCACGCCTGCGCCGAATAACAGCCGGCAGTTTCTGGAACATCGGCTCGCCTACAGGATTCAGGAGCTGGCCCTCGGTGGGCTCGGCGGGCCAGCGGCCAAGCTGCTCGACGCCCTGGCCGATGAGGTCGAGGGCAAGAAGGTCCGGCGCACGGTGATAAGCGATCCCCGCAACCCGGTCATCGGCACCCGGCTGGTGCGCGAATGGGATGGGGCGGAGCACGTGATCACCGTGCTCAAGAACGGGTTCGACTGGCAGGGACGCCGCTACAAGTCCCTGTCGTCCATCGCCCGGGACATCACCGGCACCCGCTGGAACGGCTACCGCTTCTTTGGCTTGCGCGACATCAAGAGGGGCGAGCGACCATGACCGTCAACACCCCGATGCGCCGCCTGCGCTGCGCGGTCTACACCCGCAAGAGCTCCGAGGAGGGGCTCGACATGGAGTTCAACAGCCTCGACGCCCAGCGCGAGGCCTGCGAGGCTTATATCACCAGCCAGAAGGCCGAGGGTTGGGTCCCGGTCCGCGACCGCTACGATGACGGCGGCTTCTCAGGCGGCACATTGGAACGGCCGGGCCTGAAGAACCTGCTGGCCGACATTGAGGCCGGGCTGGTCGACGTGATCGTGGTCTACAAGATCGACCGCCTGTCACGCTCGCTGATGGACTTCTCGCGGCTGGTGGAGGTGTTCGACCGGCAGAACGTGACGTTCGTCTCCATCACCCAGTCGTTCAACACCACCACCTCGATGGGGCGGCTGACGCTCAACATCCTGCTGTCGTTCGCCCAGTTCGAGCGTGAGGTCACCGGCGAGCGCATCCGCGACAAGATCGCGGCCTCGCGGCGCAAGGGCATGTGGATGGGCGGGTTCGTGCCGATGGGCTACGACGTCGTGGACCGCAAGCTGATCATCAATGAGACCGAGGCCCGCGCCATCCGCGGGATGTTCGAACGGTTCGTCGAGCTGGGATCGGCTACGCTGCTGACCCGGGAACTGGTCGCCGCAGGTGCCCTGAACAAGCGCGGCAAGGCCATCGACAAGGGCTTCCTCTACAAGGCGCTGAACAACCGGGTGTACCTCGGCGAGGCCGTCCACAAGGGCACCAGCTATCCCGGCGAGCATCAGGCCATCATCGACCAGGTGCTCTGGGACAAGGTCAGGTCGGTGCTGGCGCAAAGCCCGCGCACCCGGGCAGGAAACACCAGGGCCAAGACGCCCGCGCTGTTGAAGGGTCTGATATTCACGGAGAAGGGCATCGCGATGACGCCGACCGTGTCGAAGAAGGGCAGCCGCCTCTATCGCTACTACACCTCGATGGACGCGATCCGGAACCGGGCGGGTGAGAACACCGAAACCTTCGTTCGGCTGCCGGCGGGAATGGTGGAGACCGCGGTCGTCCAGCAGATCCGGACCCTTCTGCTGACGCCTGAGGTCACGGCCCGGGCGATCGAGGCCGCGCAGCGCGAATGCCCCGAGA